CTAATCGTATCACGTTGAGAGCGCAGACACAAATGAAAGTGTGGCTACGACGGATTGGGTAGATGGTTTAGTTGGGGTTCCAGAGGCTGGATAAAATTGGATGGTGACATTGGCGCTGGTTGTTGACCAGTAAATTTCTATGTACTGTCCCGCCGTCATGCTTACAAAGTAATTCCACCCATAGATAGCATGAAATGGGTCGCCAACACCTTTTCTAGCAGGCATACCTACTTTACCTGTAGAGCCAGCAATGTCTACGCCGTTTTGTTTAAGCCAAATAAAAACATCTTGTGGTGCGTTATCTGTATTTTCTAGTTGAACGCTAAATTGAAGGTTGTAGATGCCTGCGTTTGCAACGGTAATCTTAGACGAACTGATTGACACATCATTAGAAAAATCTGTGGTGTTGAGCGTCATTAGCGTTGCTGTGTTGGCTGTTGTGGTTTGATCTACACCGCTTGAAAACGCCCCGTAGGGAAAGCGAATAAACCTGCCGCCAGACTGCCCAAGCACAACCCCCGTCAGGTTATCCAACTGGTTAAAGTACAAACGCAGGATGTTTGAGTACTGCTCAATAAACTCAGGGTCATATTGATCTGGGGCCGCAGGTAAACGCGGTGCAACCACCGGTCTGTAGCGATTGATAATTGTCGTTGCCATCAGCGTCTACCATCCGGACGAATATCAATCCGGGGAACACCTAGTTGCCATTGCACACCAAGAGTGTCGGAACTTACTTGAAAAGCCATTTGACGACCTCTTATACGTACATATACTTGTTCCGTAAATTGCTGAATAGCATAAGTTCTTTGATTTTGATAGTTTTGCGTACTGGTGACTGCTGGATCAGCCGCTGTACCATAATTTGATCCGGGGAACGCCCTTGGTAATACAGTGAAATTGGCAGATGGTTGATTGACATTTGAGCCGTCAAAAGTCAAGTCAGGAATCAATCTCCACACAAACCCAAAGTTATGCCCGTCTCCAATATCAAAATCGGAGGAAGTTACTGTGGCAACAATTGGATTGGCAGGATTGACTGTGCCATCATCTGTTCCGCTTTCATGATACACAAGTTGAGTGTTTGAATTGCCACCTGCCACACCGTATGTGGCTGCTATGGGATGTGCCCTCAAAGGACTGTCCAGCCATGCCGTGCGGCCTTGGCTCACGCCTTGGTAATTGTCCCAGTCTCCGTAGTACCAGACGTTGTCCAGATGGTTGTAAATCACATAGCGGTCAATCACAGTTGATCCAGCCGAACAATATTGCCACCAAACTTCGTTGTAGCCTTCATTTGTACCAGCCATAAATTGATACGACTGGTCAAGATTAATATCCGTATAAACATACTCTCTCAGGGTTGAAGGTAATGTTTGTACCCGTCCGGAATACATATAAAATTTGTCCGTACCCATCCAATAAGTGATATTGTTGACGGTTGCTATAGCATTTGGCCCAGCAATAGATATGTTATCCCCCATAATCTGAAAGCTCCAGACATAAGGTGGCCCAAGATACTGCATGGAATAAATGGCTGCGTCCGTCAACACCAAAATCTCTTGGCGGGTCTGAATAGCAGTTACGATCTGTGATCCACGACTTAATCGATAACTGCCTGCTTGATTAGTGACTTCTGGATACCATGTTGCAAAGCTTTCTTGGGTTGACCAAGCAATAAATAAAGGATCCTGTACTGTGCTACCCGCTACTGCATCGTTACATCCAAACGCAATTACAAATCGAGAAGCATCCGATACTAATACAAAATTAGATATTGATGGGCAATAATTATCAACAGTAATAGATCCTGCCTTGGTGGATATAATTTGACCCGGGCCAAGTAATACACCGCGATTAAATGTAAATGTATTATTAATTACAGCAGAGTTTGCCCAGTAATACATGGGGCCACCGCGAAAACTAAATATTAAATCTTCGCCAAAATTTGACTGGCTCCATAAACGCAGTTGGACACCAATACCCACACTAGCGGCTTGCCCCCAACCCGTAAAAGAAGTAGACTGAACAACCGACGCACCGTTTGCATGGGTAGCGGCTGCGCCAGAACCTGTGCCGCTAACCCCACGGGTACAGCCTGTAAATGTTGTTCCTGTCTTCCCTGTATAAGAGATTGTTTCGGAGTCAATCAAAATGTTGCCTGTGGTGGTAAAACCCGTGGTTGAGGTTACGGTTACCGTGGTGTTTGATGAAGACAGCGTACCGCCAGCAACCACGGTGGTCACTGCGCCAGTAATAATGCCGCCCCAACCGCCTGCCCCCCAACCTACATTTTGGGAATAAACGTCCCTACCTGTTGTGATTTGGTAAGTACCTATAACGGAGGCTCCGCCATTACCGGAATCCCCTGCGGTTGCAGCAATTGAAGATTGAACTGTATATTTATTAGAGTTTAAATAAGTAATCTGAAACTCTGAGTTTAAGATAGTAGCTGTAATGTTTCCACCAAGTGAGACAGCCCCACTGAAGGTTACAAAATCCCCGGTTTGTGCACCATGATCTGTATTAGTGACCGTGATCGTTTTTGACCCGTTAGAGGCAGCAAAAGTAACTGCCCCTGCGGAAGTTGTAGAACGAATAGGCGTAATGTCATAGGCATAGCCATTTGTACCGTTTTGAATATAGTACTTAAGATTTGTGCCAACTGCCAGTAAGTTGTAGCCTACCAAATTAAGCCAGTTCCACATTGCTCTGGTAACGCCCCAAAACGTACCGGTAGCTGGTTTTAACACAGATGTGGTTATTCCTGTGTCGGCTGTCCAGCCTCCAATCTTTTCTGGCTGGCCTGAACGAAACCTAATTTTGTTGGAAACATAATACCCACCCTCGTTCGCATAGGAGGTGCTTTCTCTGTTTACACCGGGGCGAAAGGTGAGTTTTTGTAATGGCATTTTTAACCGACGTTACGTTCAAAATGAGGGCAGTCCACAAGATTAGAAAAATTCCCACCCCAACGGTTTTTAGTGTGTAAAGATTCCCAATATGCCCCCAACGGCGCAATGGTTGCTTTGTCCCAGATTATCTTACCATCCTTAAAAAAATTCAAGTCTATAGCGCATCTTTTTAAGTGAATAGAATTCATAGTCTTAGAACGACCTGTTTTAAAATAAATGGCCTGCTGTTCCGGGGTACGAGCAAGCTCCCCACCGGTGACTGTAAAACCCTGCTCTGTAGCATATTGAATTAATTTACAAGCGTCTAATAAAAACGCAGCTTGCTCTTGGTTCAGTCTCATTTTTTCCTCATTTCTGCAAGTTTCTCAACTGTGCGTCCACCAAAGTATGCGCCCATGATAAGCATTCCCCAGTTGCCAAGCAAGGTGACATAGGACTCATTAGCGTTGTAATTAAATGCCGACATCATGGCAAACAAAAAATATCCCGCAAAGATGGCTATGAGGCTCAGAGGGCGTATGTTTTTAGATAGCCAAGAGTCAGATGCCATATCCGCCTGCCAGCGATCTGTAATGTTATCGGCATCGTTTTGAGCGGCTTTTGCCAGTAATTCCATTTCAGCCAATTCCATCTTGGCTTTCTCAATACCCAACTCAAGGAGCTTTTCCTCATGAGCAAACTGCAACTCCCGCAGTTTGGCAACATCTTCTGCGCTGGGGTTGTCAGGAATCTTCACGCCAAGTGTGTTCTCAACCACCTCTTTGCCTTTGGCTTGGATTGCAGAGGACAATAGGCCAAGTCCGTTTTGAGCAAGGCTACCAAGTAGAGATGCAAGTATGGGGATCATTGTTTTTCCTTCTTTTCCAAATCTTTTAACAACTTTTCAAGTTTAGCTTCAGTGCGTTCTGTCTTTTTGTTCAACGTCAGCGAATCAAAATACAGCATAGCCATCAACGGCATTATCAAGCAAGTAAAGATCAACAGCAAAACAGCAACAACTACATGTCCCGATTCAGATGAATGACGTACATTAAGCCCCAAATTTCCAAAATTACCAATAACGCCGCTCCCAAAATCAATGCGTCGTTTTGCAATTTGTTGATCATTTGTTGACGCTGCCATTTCTTTTTCCGATTTTCTATTGCCTCTTGTTTAATTTCTTCATCATGCTTTTTCGCAAGTCTAGCAAATTCTGTTTCATATCTTGACCAGACTGCTCCCAATGCTGGGTCTGTGTGGTAGATCAAGAACTCACGCAGTTCAACTGCCTGCCGCTCAAGTTCAATTTGATTAAACACGTTTTCAAGCGCCTGAGCCTTGAGCGATTTTTCTTTTGGCGGGTTTAATTCGTTGCGCTTGACTTCTTTTTTTACTTCTTCATGCGCTTCAAAAAACTGCCCAATGAATCCTGAAATCTCCTTTGTTACTTTGTAGAGATCAGTGCCTGCGGCCTTGGCATCTTTGTAAACGGCAATCCCTTGTTTGATACCAGCAATTGCAGTAAGAGCAATGGTGATAGGATCAATTTCACTGCCCCCTGTTGTTAGTTTAAAAGATTTTTTTCTTCTTTAATAAGAAGTTGTTGTGGGGATGCGGCATCCAAATCAATTTTCAAAGGATCAGTGTTTCCTATGATAATGGTAGCTTCTTGAGGTATCAACCCTATTTTTTGTAACGCCTCAAAAGCGCCGGGGTACAGCATCGCATTCCTCAGCTTGGCAGGACTTGGATGACCTGTAGCCAATATCTCCGCATGGATCTCTCTAGCAACCCAAACCGTAAACTCGTTTGCGGCGTTAGCTTCAAACATCTGCTCGTCTGTGTAACCCTTAATTCTGGTGGGTTCTGCGATCATATACAGTTCAGTAAGAAGCTTTTCAAGGATTGCAATTTCTTGCCTATTGAGTTCAAACGCTTCTTTTTCTTTTTCTTTGACGGATTCAACTTCAACCAATTCGGCTTGGGCAAGTGTCACCAAATACTTTGCCGCTCCAACTTCTTTTAGGTGTTCAATCTCTTCAACCTTTGCTTTGTACTTTAATTCAGAAACGCGCTCAAGTGCGGCGGCACGAACACGACCCTCAAGGAAACCCTGAAGTATCTTGATTTTTTCCCAAGGGGTATTGCCCTCAACTTGGTAGCGGTAATTGAATTCTGAATTTAATTTTGATGGCATTATTTTTTCTTTATTATGTTGATGAATACCCGCAAGCGGCAGGTGTTGTTCTTACAGTTCCTACTCCAGTAGTATCAGCAGAAACTACTCCAGTATTGGATACAAGATTGGTCATTGATACATAAGAGCTAGTATTACCGTATCCAAATATTCCTTTATCTCCCCCATAACCGCAGGCGGCAAGATTTGTTCTTGCGGTTCCCACCCCTGTTGTGTCAGTAGCAACAACCCCAGTATTTGAGACTGTATTAGTTACTGATGTACTAGTACCACTATTAAGACTATAAAGACCATAACCAAAAATACCTTTATCTGTCCCATAACCACAGGCGGCAAGAGCAAATCTTGCTGTTCCAACTCCCGATGTATCAGTAGCAACTACTCCAGTATTAGATACAAGATTGGTTAGTGAATAATAAATACTTAAACCTCCATACCCATACCCAAAAATACCTTTATTCCCGCCATAACCGCAAGCGGCAAGAGAAAATCTTACAGTTCCCACTCCAGTAGTGTCGGTAGCAACAACTCCAGCATTGGATACAAGATTGGTTATTGATACATAAGAAAGACCACTAATACGCCCATAACCAAAAATACCCTTGTCTCCGCCATAACCACAGGCGGCAAGAGCATCTCTTACAGTTCCTACCCCCGTTGTGTCAGTAGCAACTACCCCAGTATTAGATACAAGATTGGTCACTGATACATAACCACCATAATTTTGCCCATAACCAAAAATACCTTTATTCCCACCATAACCACAAGCGGCAGGTGATCCTCTTGCTGTTCCTACTCCAGTAGTATCAGCAGAAACTACTCCAGTATTGGATACAAGATTGGTTAGTGAATAATAACCAAAACTACTATTAAATCCATAACCAAAAATGCCTTTTTGAGTGCCTGTAACTGGACTACTTCCAGCGCGACGAGTAAGAAAATAATTAGGTGCGCTAAACATTATGCAAACGCCTGTGATGCAGTGCCATACCAGCTTGTGTTATTTGCAACAAACGACAAGATGTCTACAGCCCCCAAGGTTGCGGTAATTGTTGGTGTAGTGCCAGCAGGCCACTTAACACCCGTGAATGTTGCCGTAGTTGCAGTGCCTGATGCGGGTTGAGTCAAGATCAAAATAAATGACTTTCCTGCGGTTACGGTTGGCATGGTAAATGTGCAAGCTGTTGCTGATGTAAGAGTAGCAGTCAACACAGTTCCGTTTGTCAGCGCAAGTGTGCTTGATGCTCCAACAGTACCTACCGCCTGCAATGTTTCAGTGTAGTTAGTGATTGTTGGGTTGGTTAATGTTTTGTTGGTAAGTGTGTCGGTTGTTGCTCGGCCAATTAAGGTATCAGTTGACGTAGGTAATGTCAATGTTCCTGAATTTGAAATAGAACTAATTACGGGTGTAGTCAGCGTTTTATTTGTCAGCGTTTCTGAACCAGCCAATGTAGCCAATGTACCTGTGGTTGGGAACGTGACGTTGGTGGCTCCTGTTAAAGTTCTGGTATACGCATAGTTTCCAGATGATGTGACTGTTGCTGATGCATTATTTGCCACCCCAGTACCACCATTGGCAGGCCCCAAAGTTCCAGCAAGCGTAATTGCCCCTGTAGATGACGTACTTGGTGTCAGACCAGCCATACTTGTTTGGAAGGATGTAACATTTGATGCCGCTGTTGTCCACTGGGGAGCGGTAGCGCCAGAATTTACTGTCAAGTATTGACCAGCGGTTCCAATACCAAGCTTGGTAAATGATGTGCCGCTAGAATAATAAACCAAGTCTCCAGCAGTAAATGTGGCCAGACCCGTGCCTCCATTACTGGTTGGCAATGTGCCAGAAACACCGCTGCTTTTAACTCCATAAACATTTGTGCCATCAGACCAAACCGTAATTGCATCACCATTGACAATAGAAACACCAGACCCCGCAGCGGTTGTATTGCCAATAACGGTAGAGTTGTAGACAGTGATTGTGTACCCGCTATTGTTGTAGAGGATGTACTGTTTAGAGACAGGTGGAATGTAAACGCTGGTAGCCGCTGATGCCCCTGTGAATTTGAGCATGGCATACACCGCTTGGTTTAAGTTAGCGGTGGACGATGGACCGTTGATATAAGTCAGCGCTTGGGCAGTCGAGGATATAGCTACCGTTTGGTATCCGGCAATCGCTGTATCCAAAACATATGCAAAATTATTGTCCGTTGTCGCACCCCATGCACCCGCTTGATCGCCTGTGCCAATTAGTTCGATTCGCAGACTTGGTGAATATGAACTGCTCATGGTGTTTCCTTAGTTTGTCGTGATTTTACTTTAAAAAAACATTAAAAAGTTGCCTGTTGATGGAGTATAAGCCCCAAAAATCCAACCACTATTATTTCCATTATCTATGTTTCCACTGGTTGTTGGGGCAAGCCATGTTGCTCCTCCTGTGGCAATACTATCTTTGATTTTCACATAACTAACACTTACTGTCCCACTGGTTTTATTTAAAGTAGCTTGAGTTCCTGCTGTTGTTGAGCTTAATGCCACATAATTAGCGCCAGCAACATTATTTCCAGCAATAGTTATGCTTCCAACATTTAATGTTGATCCAGCAAACAATTGAACATTAAAATCAATAGTTCCAACACTTGCATTGAAATTATTGTTTATAGTAAGATTTGTTACAGTCTGTGTTGTTGTTGCTGCACTACCAAAAACAAGTTTATTAAATGTATTAGTAGTATCATCAATAAAAGCGCTAATACTAGGATAAGTTAAATTAGGCACATCAAATGTAATTGTACTTGTGCTACAGTTTGCTATAAACGTAGAATTAGTCATATTTATAGTTGTATTTGTTAAATCACCTATAAATCCACCACTGATACTAAGAGTAATTTCAGAATTAAATGTTAAATTTTTTGTATTTGTATTATTAAAATCAATACGGCTGTAAATAGTATATCCATTTGTTGAAAACGATCCGCGTTGTATATATAAATTATTAAAACTTGAATTACCTTGAAGATTATAAGTTCCTGTACCATAACCATTAATAAAAATATTAAACGCAGAATATGTTGGAAGATACCTCGCAGTAGATTTTGTTGATTGAAAAGTTAAAATTCCAAAAACATTTGCATATCCATAATAACTACCAAATATAGTATAACTATTTGTAGAATAGTTATTAATATATCCACCCCAAGCACCAGCTAATATTCCTAAATCATAAATCCAATTTGATGTAGATAGAGTTACTGTAGGGCTTGAAGTAAAATAAAAAGACATTGAATTGTCTTCGTTTCCTCCAGACGATGTTCCATGCAAAACTGTTATGGTAGAAGCATTAGTATTTGTACCTGTAAATTTGACATACGGCGTTCCTGTTCTGGTAAAACTGGTTAAAGTTCCAAAATCCCAATAAGTGCCAGTGCCAGTAGTTGTAAAATTAATAACGCCTGATGTGCCAAAAGCAATTGATTTTGTAGTTGATGTAAGATTTCCAGAAAAATATCCAAAAATAGTTAATGTTTTATTATTTAAATCAAGTGTTCCAAGTGTTAATAGAAATGTTCTTTGTGTTGTTTTTCCAAGAGTTACATCGTCTAATAATTGATAAGTTGTGCTGGATGATCCGCTAAAATAAACAGGTCCCCCAATAGCAGTCCCATTAGAAGTTATAGTTTGTGTTCCACTTGTTGCCGCAAAAGTTCTGGCTCTTGTTCCATCTGCCGAAGTCATACCAGATTTTAATGTTAGATTTCCATAAATACCATTAGTGGCATCATTATTCCATGTGCCTGCAAATGTTCCGCTAAAAGTTAAACTTCTAATATTTCCAGTGCTTATTGATATAGAAGATGTGCTAGTTCCACCAGAAATATTAAAACTTACTGTATTTGCTTCAGAAACAGCAGTTGGTGTTATTGTTCGTAAACCAGTAGCCGCACCTGTTATATTAATTAATGGATTTGTTCCTGTAAAAGTATTTGATGATGAACTTGTAAAAACAGTACCAGCGGAAGTTGTGGCAACTTCAATACTGCCACTTGAACCAAAAGCAAATACACCCCTAGAATTAGAAAAATTTACTGTGTTACAAATAGCACCTGTTGCAATAGTAACTATAGCACCTGTTCCTATTCCTGTGCGGTCAAAATTAACATCATCAGAAGAGGTAGGGGCGTTAGCAGTAGCCGAACCACCAGAAGAAGTAGACCAATGACCTGTAACGCCAGTTGTCCCGTCCCATGTTCCTGCTCCACCAACCCAATATAGTGTTGCCATGATTAAGCCTGTGTACCTACTGCAATAACATCCCAGCGGGTGTTATCAGCGTTGTATATACAACCAACATACATTACTTTGGTTGAAGTGCCAATAGTTGCGGTTGGTAAGGATACACCAACAGCAGTAAAAGCTGTAAAATTTAAAGTTCTTACTGTTCCGCTATCGCTAATTCTATAAATTAATTTTTGACCATTTGTTGGCGCTCCAGAAGGGGCGCTAAATGTTAAATTATTTAACAACCCAGTAATTACAATTATGTCAAAAGAATCACTATTTGCTTGATATGGGCTTGTTATTGTTCCAGAAAGTGGAGAAACCCTTGGGGTCACACGTTTATTGGTCAATGTATCAGTGGTATCTTTACCCACTAATGTATCTGTTGATGTAGGTAATGTCAGCGTACCAGTATTGCTGATGGTGCTGATAACAGGCGCTGTTAAGGTTTTATTGGTCAGTGTTTCTGTGCCTGTGTATGTGGCAATAGAAGCACCAGCCAATGTAGTTGATCCTGTTCCACCCGAAGTTAAAGGCAAAATAGAACTGTTTGTTGCCTTCAGTGTTGTTCCATCTGCATATACAGAGCGACTGGATGGGTAAGTTACAAATACGTCCTTTGTTCCTACGCTAAAAGACACTAATGAACCAGTATTACTGGAAGCTAATACGGTAGTACGGGAGAGTGTTGTGCCAGAAGAAGTATATGTACCAATACCAACTTCCCACTCGGATATGCCTTGCCCAGCAATACAGTAATACGTGGAATTGGCATCCCCAACTGCGGCAAAAGATTGATAACCTGTAGCGGCCCCCGCAAGCGTAATTGTGCCAGTACCTGTTGTAGTGGTGGTTTCTTTTACCCGATCAGCAAGAACTAAGGCCATACTTTTCCTTTATACCGTTTCAATTAATACCCAACCGGCATTTTGGCTGTCGTTTATTGTATTCCAACCGGCATTTTGGCTGTCGTTTATTGTATTCCAGTTTGTGTTTTGTGTGGTATCTATGTTATCCCACAAAAAAGAGGCACGCAATAAGTCCGATGCCACAACAGATCCACTTACGCTTGCTAATAAAGTACCAAGACTTGAAACCAAATCTGCCGCTGTAGAGGTCTCACTTACGCTTGTTAAGAAAGCAGGAAAACTTGAAACTGAATCTGTCGCTGTAGAGGTCTCACTTACACTTGCTAAAAAATCAGTAAAACTTGAAACTGAATCTGTAGCAGTAGATGTTTCACTTACGTCTGCCAATGTAGGGGCAACAGTTAAAACCAAATCCGTTACAGTAAATGTTTCACTTACGTTTGCTGGCAAAGTAGGAAGTGAAGAAACCGAATCCGTTGCAGTAGATGTTTCATTTACGCTTGCTAAGAAAGTAGCAAGACCTAAAACCAAATCTGTCGCTGTAGCGGTTTCATTTACGCTTGCTAAGAAAGTACCAAGAGTTGAAACCGAGTCCGTTGCAGTAAATGTTTCACTTACGTTTGCTGACAAAGTAGGAAGTGAAGAAACCGAATCCGTTGCAGTAGATGTTTCATTTACGCTTGCTAAGAAAGTAGCAAAACCTGAAACCAAATCTGTCGCTGTAGCGGTTTCATTTACGCTTGCTAAGAAAGTACCAAGAGTTGAAACCGAGTCCGTTGCAGTAGGTGTTTCACTTACGCTTGCACTATATGTATTGAGTACAAGTGAAGAAAACGGGGCCTGAGAGAACGCGGCTATACCAAACATTCGTCACGCCCCGTTTAAATTAAACTGCTACAAGTTCAGTTTCCGCAAACCAACGCTGTTGTGTGTGACCCTCAATATCAATCCACTCAATCATGTAGAAGACATTACCGTCTTCATCCATACGCAAGCTCAGCACTGGGCCTTGTGGAACAACAGAAATTGTTTTTACGTTATCGCCTTTTTTAAATGTTGCCATCATGTGCTCCTATTAGCCTGCCAAACTAAGTATATAAGTTACGTTCAATACGTCGCCACTAATAACTGACCGGTCGCCGGGTGCTGTAAAATCAGATGCAGAAAACAAAGTACCTGTAGTGCCACTCTTTGTACTGTTACTCACTAAAAACGCACCGCCAACAGTTGCTGTTGCGTTAATGGTAAATGAAGCAGGAGAAGCTGAGTTGGTTGCTACAGAAGGATTAGCTGTAGTAGGCGTACCAAAACTACAAGCTGGACGTGTTGCATTGCTATAAGGCACAACCTCCGTCCAACCAGCATGCGATGCCATTGTGTCACTAGTGGCGGGGTTGTTACTTGCGGCTGCGCCATATAAGCCAATATACCAAGCAGCTGTGTATGAACTGCCTGTAAAATATTTGGCGTTCATATCTTGCAAGCCCACATTGACCACCAAATTAGAGCACTTAGCTTCCCATTTTAAATTACCGTCCTTGTCAAAGCACTGCATGTGGTACACGCCTTTAGCGGAGGCAGATTCAGCCGAGCTTAATGATTTGCTAAGTGCAGTGCCAATAAGATCGGATGCCACTGATTTTTCAATTGACGACATTTATTTCTCCCTACGAAATATTAAACAGGCTGTGTACACAGTTTTTTCACGTAACCCGGATTACCGCAGTTTCTGGGTTGTTTGTTGGCAATTGAATTGTAAACCCTTGGCTTACAGTTGTCTGGTCTGTTCCAAAGTTTAACACACCAACCGCTTTTCCGCTTTTTGTAAAATTATATATTAATGCTCCGCGTGTTGTAAAGCTAGTGCCCGGCCATGTGGGATCATTAAAACTAACATACCCCACACCATCCCCCTGTTGTACGGTAATGCCTGACAACACATTTCCACCCACTACATACCCTGTTCCAGATATCTCATTGGTGGTCGAATAAACAGTTGTATCTGGCCCCAAGTTAGCAGAAGATGTATACAGCGCAATTTTAAATACATCCACGGAAAAATCATGAACACCTAACAACACTTCTCGCTTAAAACTAGTAGTCAGTCCCGCTGTAATCATTATTGCACCTTATTCTTGACTTGACCATCGTAATACGTATCACCACGCTGTTTGCCATCTCCCAAATTCTTCAAAAGCATCAATGCTTCTTTGTATTTGGTGTCATACATAGCCATCAAATCCTGCTCACCCTTCATAAAGATGTACGCCTCCACCAAAGAGCCGTAAAGCAGCACAGAATCAAAGTTATCTCCCAACCATGAAGTACCAGCAGTTACAATTGATACTGGATAATAGTAATAATGTAGTTCCACTCTGTATGCTTTGTCTGGGGTAGGCCCTAAAATAAAGGACAGCTCATTAACCGAGTTGCTTTGAGGACCAAAAATACCATAGTATTTTGGTAGGCTTAAGGTGGAAGGATTAGGATAAACTTCTCTTATAAAATTTACATCTTTATCCAATAAATACGTGTACGTCTCATTAGCTGTACCATAATTATCAATAACCGCCAATGAATATACCGACAAAAAATCCTCTGGGGCAGATAAATATTTATTACCAATGGTTAATGTTCCTATTTGATTGCGCCGCAAATTACTTAACTGAACCGTGTTATATATGCGTTGCTCAGCCTGCTTTACAAACGTAGAAAGTTCCGTCTCCGTAAACGTATCTTGGGTATAGTCTTGGATTGCAGCAACAAGTTCAGCGTAGTTCATGTGATCAATGTGGTTATAGGAGACAGCACCCCCGCCGCCACCAATTGTTTGGCATATGGCATCGGCTGCATCCCAATGCTCGCAAATGATGTGTCTGCTGTCAAGCCCACATACACTGTGACATACAGCTTTGACTCAGGACGCGGTTGATACAAAGCCTGTGGCTCTGTGATATTTCGTTTAGGTTCCAACTGTGGGTGCTTTGGTTCGTAGCATTCTTCACAAACCTTAAACCCCTTCCAATCTTTGATCAAAGCAAGCAACTTGTACCGCTGACCACACTGGTCACACAGCGCAATTGCGAACTTGCCTGAAGCGTAGCCCGCACCCATGATTACCTACCCGTATAGGTTGGAGTCAAAAAAACGCTTGCAGTATCCCTATCTTCTGCCGCTGCCCGAGCAAATTCTTCCTCATACAACTGCTTCAAGGCAATCATACGGTCCGGAGCTTTTTTAACAGACAAATGGAACGCCAAGGCCGCAACCAAAGCTGGCAAAAACCGAAAAACAATATCAGCCGTGTTGGTATATGTCCCTGCATTTTCAATACGTCTAATAGCGTAATACACAAACGTCCAAGTCTGTGTATCGTCAGGAGAAGGGTATAAATACACCGTAGTGGGAACTGACCGTTGTACATAGTACTGTGCAGGTCTGGATTGCGTATTTTTGTTGGGAATGTGCAACCATTCTGCGCGACTAATACGATCAATTGTAATGTCTTGCTGTGTAGACAAACTAGCATTCGTTCGAATCACCGCAGATAATGCGTTAATTGTGTCGCTAGGCAAATCATAACTATATACGCCGGGCGTTAATACCTGCTGGCGTTGCTCGATCGTCCAAAGATTTAATCCTCGGTTAGCCCACTCAGCAAAAATAATATTTAACGACCGAAGAGCCGTTTTCATGTCGTAGCCCGCCCTGACCTCTATGCCACAGCGCTCATACGCCTCAGCAATCAGATCA